CTCTATCTTCGATAGCAGCAAATAAACCTTCAGTACCAGTTAAAGTAGTACCATCAGTTCCTAAAAACGCGTCTACTTTAGAGTTAGCAGCTGTAGTTTTAATAGACTCAAGCATTGCCATTTCAATATAATCAGTAAATCTAGCTCTTGTATCAGACTCAGCTTTTAAATACCATAGGTATCCAGAAGCACCACCTTCAGAAGAAACCTCAACCCAACCAATTCTTGAAGCATCAGATCCTGAAACTTCGTAATAATCTTTCATGATTATTGGTTTGTTTTGAAAAGTCTTAAACTGTGGTTCATTAGCTTGTCTAGAAGTACCACCGTTGTAGCTATCACCTTTCTTAAATTCAGAACCATAAACTAATATAGTAGCTGAATCACCAGAACCAGCAGCTAAACCTGCGTTTGCAAATGTAGCAGTTGAGTTGCCAGCATTATAAAGAGCTATAGAGATTTGATCGTTAGAAACAGCTGTTACTAAACCTTGTGCAGTTGCACTAGCGTCAGCTACTAAAACCATATCATTAACTCTAATACCGTGATCGATAGAAGAAGTACCAACAGCGTTTCCATCGATATCAGTATCAATTTCAAAAGTACCACCTTCTTCGTTACTATTTCCAGTTTGTTGAGTCGCATCTGCAATGTGACCTTTATATGATAGATGTAATCTACCTTGTTCAGACCAAACGACTTGATCAGCCGTCATAGCCTCTTCTGCACCAACTTGAGCAAGGAAACCAGAAATTGTTCTAGGTCCGAAAACCTCAGCTTCTTTTTCCATCAAGTCTGGCACGTATTGTTGTGACCAGCCAGCGTTTGAGCTGCTAGCCAAATCTAAATAATTTGTGTTTAGCGTTTGTTTCGTTGGAGAAGGAACGCTATTTAAATTATCTCCTGCAGTTATTGCCATAATTTTTAAATTTTAAATTGTTATTTATTGTTTTTGATTTTAAATTTAAAATCTGAAGAAGTATCGCCTAATACTCTAACTTTTATACCACCAGCATCTATCTCTCCGTGAGACTGTCTAGGGTTCATATCTATGTTTTTAGATTTAGCTATACTTTCTTTTAAAGCGTCAGCTTTACCTTGTTCATAAAAATGCTGTGCTATAGTATCAGCGTTCATAGCTGTAAATAAAGACTTATGGTAACCTTTAGCATCTTTTAAAGTTTTGTTTTCGTCAACAAACTTTGAGACGAACTTATTAAGATCGCCTTGGGCTTCTTTTACGTCTTGTGAGTTTTTCACATTAAATCTAAACTTTTTATCACCAACGTTATATTCAAAACCTTTAAAATTAGCGTTGAATAAATCGTTAGTTTTTTTGTTAAAAATGTCTTGATTTTGTTTTACAACTTTGTTTGTCTCTTCAGACTCTTTGTTGTACCTGTTAAAAAAATTAATAGCTTTTTGTTGTTCAGGCGTAAGCTTTGAACCAGCTTTAATTTCTTCATAGTACGTAGACTTTTGCCCGTCTAGATAGGCCCTAGCGCTGGCAACTTGCTCTTTATACGCTAGTTTTTTTCTTTTAATGTCTCTTTCTTCGTCTATTTCTTCATCGTATGAAAAAGAATCTTCTATAAGAAAGTTTATTTCTTCGTTAGTTAAATGAGGTTTTGTTTGTTTATAATGTTCATAAACAACTTGTTTGTCATCTAAATTTTTATAATCTTGATTTAATCTTACGTAGTCTTGTAAATCACCACCAGTTTCCTCCATAAACTTAATAAGTTTTTCTACGCTTTCTGGTAAAGGTTTACCTGTAGCTTCTGCTTCTTCAACAGCTTTAACAACCTCTTCTTTAGCTTCTTCTAATTTTTCTTCTTCTTCTGTAATTTCTTCTAAAACTACTTCTTCTTTTTTCTCTTCTTTTTGTTCGGTAGGTTTTTTATCTGTTTCTTCGACGACTTCTTCGACCACTTTTTCGCTAGTTTCGGATTCGTCGCGAACAGGAACCTCATCTGTGCTTTGCTTCTGAACGGCATCTTCTTCTTTTTTTTGTGTTTTACTTAAATCTACTTTGATAACATTATCGTCATCTTTACTTTCAAATTTACTTAGATCAACCTTAGTGACATTTTCTTTAGGTTGTTCTTGAGGTTTAGCTTCTTGAGCCACCTCTTCTTTTTTGGTTTTTGCCATAATATAATATAATAATAGTTAATAATTTTTTTATCTAGGCTCAAAGGCTTCTAAACTGAAACCACCACCCACTATATCATTACCTGCTGATTCAAAGCTTTTAGGTGCTTTACCTGTTTTTCTTTGATCAATAAGTTCTGATTGTTGTGTAGCTTGTATTTTAGTTCGCTCGTCTTTTCTATCTTCTTTTTGTTTTTCTCTAGTTTTTAAACCTTCAACTTCCATATTTTTTAACTGCATGTTGTATTGAAACTCTAAAGCCATTAATTGTTTTTTAGCTTCAACTTCTTGAGCCATTTTTTGAGCATCGAGCTGCGCTTGCATTTGCGCCAACTGAGACTCTGTTTGAGCTTTAGCTTGTGCTTTTTGTAAATCTAACTGCGCCGCCGCTTGAGCCGCTTGTGCATTAGACTGCGTTTGAGCTTGTATATTTTGTAACTGTAGCTGTCTATCTCTTTCTTGTTTTTTACCTCTTCTTATTTTCAATAATTGATTAGCTAACTTTAAGTTTTTTATTTCTCTAATATCAATAGCGTCTTCAAGCTCTATGCTTTTTTGTTGAAGCGCCATTTGTATGTTGTTTTCTAATATTGCTTTTTCTTCTTCGTCTGGTGTTAAATCTATAAATATACCAAAATCATACAAGTGTAAGTTTTTCATTTCATCTAATGTTGCCACATTATGTGAACCTATAGCTTGTACAAAAGCGTCAGCTGTTGGAGAATACTCTAATATATCAGATATTCTTAACGATAAACACTCAGCAACTTCAGCTGTTAAAAACAAACCAGACTGTAGTATGTGCCTTGTAGCTGTATTAGAATTAGCAGCCGCTAGCTTTTGTACACCAACTAAAGCGTTTTTATCTGGCGTGCTACCATCTCTAGCTTCATTTAAACCAGTTACGTCTCTTATCATTTGTAAGTAATAGTTGTAAGTGGTTATTAAACTTTGTAATTTAGCACCGCCGCTATTACTTCTTATTTCTTGTATTGGCACCTTACCAGGATTTAAATCACCTTCACTAGTAAAAGATCTACCTATAACAGAACCTGTTTGAAAAAACATATTAAGTGCCTCTTGTGGATTGTAGTTAGTTCCATTACCTAAATCTATTTCAGCTAAACCGTCAGCATCTAAATAAACACCATCAGGTATCATACGAGACATAACCTGTTGTAGTTTTAAATGCGTTAACTGTATCATGTCAGCAAAAGTAGTTATTCTTTTAACTAATGACTCTATTCTACCATCGTACATCCTAGGAGCAACTATATTATAGTTCATTTTTACTTTAGTGTAATCACTTTTAGGACGCATCATGTTTTTAGCCATTTCCCACTTTAGCAGTTTGTTAGTACCTAAAACTATAGCTCCTTCATATAAAACTTCTACTGATCTTAATAGTTTTTGATAACCTCCTTCTTTGTTTATAGGTGGATTAAACGTATCATCTTTCTCTATAACTTTATCACCTCCAGCTCCTGTTTCTTTAACTTTATAAACTTCGTTCATATAAGTTTTATAATTAAAATACAAAACTTGAACTTTATTGTTATCTTCTTTGTCAGTAGAGTATCTACTTTTATAATTGTTTCTGTTGTAGTATTTGTTTTTTAACAGTTCTTCTATTTCGCTTTCTGTTAAAAATGGAAATTGTTTAACTAGTTCGTTTACAGGTATAGATTTAACTTCTCCAACGTAATACAAATCTTCAAAGTAAGGTGAATCTGTATAAGAATAAACTAAATCAGCAGGATCAACGTAATCTATAGTAACACCTTCTGACGTATTAAAAGAAGTTTTTACAGCACCGATACCTAAAACAGTTAAGTCGTAGTAAAATCTCTTTTTTATTAACTCGTAGTTGTTACCATCCATTAAAACGTTTATAGCTTGTTCTTCCGCCATCTCTACAGCTTGTTTATAATTAAGCTGCATATGTAATCTTAGTTCCTCTGGTGATTCTGGTAAAACTTTCATTTCACTTTCTCTAGTATTTATACCTAATCTTTCAGCCGCAACAGCATCAAACTCTTTCATCTTCATATCGTTCATGATACCTTCCATGTACTCTGTACGTTCTTGAACACCATAAGGATCTTGAGAGTAAGCTTTTATATCATATGTTCTTTCAGCTATACCGTTAACTACTATATCTACAAACTTAGGTATAATAGGTACAGGCGTCCAGTCTAAATTTAAATAAGACAAATCACCATTTATAGATAACTCGTCTTTATATTTTTGAACAGACTGTTCTCCTCTAGCATAAAGCCTTAATTTGTGAAAATCATTTAAATTGTTGAGGTACTTGTTATTATTTCTGTCGTGATGAAACCACTCAGACTCTATAGCTTTAGCTATTTTTAAACCGTATTCATAGCTCATCTTTTCAAGATCACTAACAGCTTGACTTGGAAAATAACTTTTTACACCGTAATTTGCCATATTTATTTTATTATTTTAGATGTATTGCCTGTGTTTTTGTATCTAGCAATATTTATGTTTAATTTTGGTTTTTCAACTTTAGCATTTGGTGCGTATAGATGCCTATTGCACGCCATTATAGCTAAACCAGAACTTATTGTTGCATCAAATTTAGTTCTTTTGTTTATATCAAATTTAGCCCAATCGTTTAACAAAGAAGTGAAATACAAATCACCCATGTCACCGTTTGTTTTAATACCGACATGATTTTGTATATACATTTCAATAGCAGCCGCGTGAGCTTGTTTTATATCTTCACTAGAGTTAGGTATACCGCCTACTTCTTTTTCTGACGAAGATAATTTATTCCAAGTTTTATCAGGTCTGTTCATGCTAAAACCTCTATAACCTCTTCTTCTTAAATAGTAAAGAAGTCTTGGTTTGTTATTTTCCGCTAATATAGGCATACCATAAAAGGCTAAAGCCATTAACACATCTTCGAAAAATATTTCCGCCGTAGGTGGTCGTGATAAGTATTCTAAAAAGAAGCTGTTTGCAGGAGCGTCCTCCATACTGAATTTAGTTAGGCCGTGTAATGCTCCTTTAGAACCTTGACCATCTACGGTTCCTGATATATCATAGGAGTCACAACCAAATGCGCCTACGTGTTCATTACCAGGATATTTTATACCGTTTCTTATTACAACTTTATTTTGCAAATGAGTTGGTGGTATCCAACTTACTTTAAACCTTCCTTGAGGATCGGGATAAAAAATAACTTGTGTATCTTTAATACCGTTTACCCATTGAAAATTACCTATTGAAATACCTAAAGATCTAGATACTTCCTCGTTATAATCTATTTGTTCGTATATTTTAACTAAATTAAATATACTATTTTTTGTTTCGTCTCTAAACGCGTGTTCTTCAGTTCTTGGAAACTGTCTATAAAACTCGTTTAAAGCATCTTGATCTGATTTTAAACCCTCTGCTTCATTTTGCCAATGATCTATTACGCCAACATCTATTAGTTCTCCATCTGGTCCGACAACGTCATAATCTGGGTTAGTAAAAACAGGAAGTCCGAATCCATCAATAAATCCTTCATAGTTCCACTCCATTGGGATAAACAAAGAGTATAAACCGCTCTTTGTCTGTCCATTTCTATTTCTTTTCGTGACATCTGAATCATAATATAATTTTTTAAAATTGTCTCCGCCTTTATCAAGAGCGTTGCTAGTAGAACCCATCATACATTTACCAATAATTCTACTACCTAACCTTAAACATGTTTTTGTAACTCGCCAGTTGTTTAATATATTATCTGGTCTTTCCCATTTACCACTTTCATCGTGTACTAATAGTGCTAACTTTTCACCATCATAACTGTTATCGCCTGTGTTCTTCCAGTCAATAGTTGTATCTAATCCTTGTAGCTCTTCAAGCTTTTCACCACTTGTTATTTTTTTTCGCGTAAACTTACTAGCTGGTACTCTATAAGCTAATTCTGTTTTTGGTCTATCCATACCATCTTGTATCGGTTTAAAGAAAAAAGGATAATTAACCGATATAGGTACAACTTTATCTGTAAACATTTTTTTAGCATCAGCACCAGTTTTAGAGAGTATCCCATATCTACTATCACTTGATATAGTGGCTAAATTAACTGTTTCTGCGCTAGACATAAAAGAAAAACCAGAACGTCTGTTTTTTAAGTAACACATCCCGTAACATCTTTTATCAGCTTTACAAGCTTCCCAGAATATATAAAACAACCTGTTAGCTTCCCTAAAGTCAGGAGCGCCTACATCAATTTTACTCCATTGTAAATACATGTAGTGTGTGCCTGTTATATAAGTTGGTTTGTTATTGTTAGTAAACCAAAACCCGCTTTCTCTTCTTTCAAACTCTTGATCTATATAATCGTACCATTGGTTTTTTGCCTCTTCTGGATAAGTTCTCCAGTCAAATATATTTTTTAATTTACTTAATTCTTTTGGTTGATCTAATTTTACCCATTTGTTTTTTTCGTGTTTAAGTATATCTTTAGGTTGTTTAGGTAAAGCTATTTTTAAATCTTGTATTTCATATATATCACCTATTTGTCCTGTTCTAGAAATAACAACTAAGTCGTGTTCTTTGTTATAACCGTACTTCCATTTTTTACCTTTATTAAGTCTACTTATAGTAGTTCTTTTTATAGGTTCTATTATTTGATATAAACTTTGTTCGTACATTACTTAGATCTTCCTTCTGCGAAACCTTTAAACACTCGCTCTTTTTTATCTTCAGGCTGTTTACCTTCTAATATATTTTCTTCTTCTTGGATTCTGTTTAATATTTCAAAAGCGTCAAATATAGCTAACTTTTTAGTAGCAGCTGCGTTTTTTAATCTATCAGCCGATATATCATCGTCACTATCTACAATAGCTTCTTTAGCTACTTTAATTAGCTCTTCAACTGCTTTGTGTCCAGCCTGGATTATACGCTTCTTCGTTTCCTTGGTATTCATATTTAATTGTAATAAATTTAGATAAAACTCTATATAATTTTTCGTTATCAATAATAAACTCGTATTCGCTGTTTGGTGTAAAACCTACTAAGTCATCAACATCTACTGTTCCATCTGAGTATTTAACTATACCTTGTAAAGGTTTTTCACGTTCAGTGTTAAATTTATTTACGGTCTTTAAAGGTTTTACAAAACAATAACCTTTTGGCGTAATCCAATTTTTATTTTTTTTATACAAAAATATTTGATCGTGAGTTATTAAATAAGTGCTATCATTAAAATAACTTCTACTGTTTTTTTCTACGCCATATTGATTATGCCACCTTCTAAAAACATTATGATGTACTATAACAGTATCACCAACTTTAATATTTGTCTCACCAATAATTGGAGTTGAAATAACAACAGCTTCTCTATTAACATATTGATGATTAAAAATTTCTGTATTTAAAATAAGTTCTTTGTCACCAATTTTTTTCTTGTTGTTGTATCTGTCTCCTTTTGGTGTTACAATAAAATTGTAAACACTTTTCATTAATACTCTAAATTATACTCTACAGAAACAGCCATGTTTTTATTAAAGTCTTTCCAAGGTAAAACATCTTTGTTTTTTCTTATATAAATAGAAAATTTATCTTTTTCTTCTACTATATCACAAATAGTATGACCACCGTAAACTTCTTGTCCAACAGAGTAGTGCATGGCGTCGTTTTTGTAGTCTTTACCTACACTAATTTTTCTTATCAGTTTGCTCATCTTTATAATTTATTGAACCGTCAGTTATGTTAATATCATAAGTACCATAGTTTTTCTCAAACTCATCTTGCATATCTATTAAAGCTTTTTGGCTTTGAACTAAATTATGCAACATGTTATGCTTTTGAGTTTCTAGTCTACCTATTTCCATTTGAGTTTGATTTATGTTGCTTACAATACCTTGTAGTGTTTTTAACTGATTGTCTGTTATTTTTTCTGCTTTTGGTTTTAAGTCAACCATCTTTTCTTTTTTTGCCATATTTAATTTAATTTAATTGTTAATAATTGTTTATGATAATCCCCATTTAGTTTTTAAATGATCAATTAAGCTGTTTCTATCTGCATCTGAAATAACAGCGTTGTATATACCCATTTCGCCAATATGCGCTGTTAAAGCGCTACCAGTATCGGATTCTGCCCCAATTCTTTCAAATCTAAGATTAGTAGTCTCATCTCCACTTTCATTAGCTGTAGCTTGCCCAACAAAATTGTCTTTACTGTATAGTTTTACAGTTTCATCAGCTGTTTTAGTTAATACGTAAATATTAGTAGCTGTTGTAAAAGGTTCGTTAGCCGTGCTGTTATCTGTGTTGTTAACAAATAAATTAACAGCACTGTTGTTACTATCTGCATCAACTTCTCCGTTAAATTGTATCGTTATAGCGTTTGCCGTAGCTAATTTAATCTGATTTATAGGAGTACTTTCTGTACCGGCAATAAGAACATCAGATTCACCAACATTATTTTTCTTGATAACCCAAAAAACGGTAAACGTTTCGCCTGTTGTTGCGTAAGGATTATCTAAAATAAAAGAATCACCACCATCAAAAGAAGCAGATCTAGCGTTTAATGTAGATGTATCTACTGATGGTTTTTTACCTGCGCTAGCGTGAGAGGCTAAGTTATAATTAGAACCAGCGTCACCTAAATTAGCGTGAGTACTAAAAGCAGAACCATCACTAGCTGTTGTAGTAGAAAAGTCATACCAAATATCTAAACTTGATATACTAGCGGGTGTAAATTCTGGTGAAGGGGCTCCTCCCATTAATGTGCTACCTAATCCTAACATTATTTACCAAAATAACAAATTACACCAGCAGCAGAAGGTTTAAAAGCTGTCCATCTACCGTATATCGTTAATCCTTTTGGAAAAACTTGTGAAGCAGCTGTTATACCACCAGCACCATGAAACTCATCAAGAAATATTAAAGCTTGAGAGCTTGGAGTTATTTGAGCACTTAATTTTACTTTAGTTGTGCCATCAAAACCAGTAACTTTTACACCTTGCGCACTTGGGCCACTGTATATTGGTATTGGAGTTTCAGCATCTATAGTTTGTGCTGTAGCGGCAGACTCATCAGCATCATCATTTACTAATAATACATATTGCCCAACTCTTACTCTACCAACTCCTGATGTTGCTAAAGTTACATCACTACCAGCGGTTATAGTACCATCTGTTACGTGACTAGCGTGCACTCCGTTAAAGTTGAAGTAATTGTTACCCGCTACCTCAATATCATCTCCAGTTGATCCTGATATTGCAAAATACCCAGGTCCTTGTCTATCTAGTTTTTCAGGTGTTAAAACAGTTGGAGTATTATCTGCTAAAAATTGAATAGCTATTATAACGTGATCTTTTGGTGGCACGATAGTTTGTGCGATATCAGTATACGCGCTACCTAGCTGACCAAATCCATAAGCTACTTCTGTTGAATTTATTCCCATAATTTTATTTTTTTACTTTTTCAAGGCTACGTCCGCCGAAGTAGGCGCCTATAACCGTTATTAATACTAATTGTAATAAATCTATCCAGCTAGACTTAACTTCAAACTGTAATGCTCCAGCATCGATAAATATTATCAACACTGTAGATATTACAAGAAAT